ATGGGGTCGATGGTTACTAGAAATTGTCCGTGTCTATCTGACTCGACTTGTTTGCTTCCTCCTCCTGGTAGTTTGTTCTTAGGAACATTTATGGTACGTATCATCTCTTCCTCTGGACTCTTAGGTTCTTTGTATTTGCCTATGGTTATGACGACATCAGCTTCACCTGGTTTGTCTGTCTTAGAGCCACGCAGTGCGTCTAAACCTATGAATGGTGGGTCTTTCATTTCTACTGCTGACGCAGATAGTTGTGATGCTGCAATAACTGGACCATACGATCTTGCAAGTTCCCTTGCCCATTTGTATATCTTGCCCAGCTTAAGATCCTCACGTTCGTCTGACTTGAAGCCATCAACTTTGTCAAGCTGGTCAAAGATGATTAGCCCAGGGTTAACTTCCCTGAACAATGTCTCAAGGTCACGAACGTTGTTCATGTCCTTAGTAACACGTATCTTGTCTTTGTTGCCACCCATCAATGCTGCGTAATCAACCATTGCTTTCTTGGAGTCAGCAATGATTGTTTTGCTCTCTTGACCAAGCGTTGCTTGGACAATTCTGAAGAACACAACTGAAGACTCTTCCTCGTTGTTGACCCATACAACTGGTCTGTCCTTGGGTAGCTGTTGTGCAAGGTAACTAACCTCGCTTGCTAAGAATGTAGTCTTACCTACTTCTACACGAGCAGCCACAATAACGAAATTCCCAGTACGTAGAGGACCAAGAGAACGATTGAGCGCGTCCAGTCGCCATTCATAGCCAGAGCTAGTGATCCTGTCAGCAATAGCAGATAGATCAGCAGAAACGAATAGCTCATCTTTTTCTATATACCTTTCTACATCTTTAAGTGCGTTGGTTGCTAGTATGTGTACGTGCTCTAAGTCACTAGAGCCTTCCTTAACTTTCTCACACTCTTCCATGATCAAAGCCAAGTAGTCTAGCTCAATGAGAGTCTTGACAACTTCTTCGTGTGCATGGTGTGGAACAAACGCCTTTGCTTTGGTAAGCATCATGCGTAGTTTCACAATAGAGTCGTCTGTAAGACGCTTACTTTGGTCTGCTATTAGGAACGCACTGAATGAGTCCCAAGCAAAGTCTGTAACTGAGGGAAATGTTTTGTAGTACTTGTCCATCCCGTCAAGGATGGTGTTGGTTTCTTTCATAACTACATGCGGTTTGATGTACCGCCTGTACTTTGAGAGGTTCTCTTTGCTCTTAGCGCAAAGGTATAGAACATCGTAGTCCATTAGTTTCCTTTATGTAGTTACTGTATCGTCAAGTTTTGCTTTTTCTACGAGACTAAATCGCAGCCTAGTCATTGCAGATACAACTTCCTTTTGTTCTGATGGTGTTAATTCATCGTCATAGTGACCTAATAGAATAGCTTTCATAACATAATGCAAATGATCGACTGCAACTGAGTATGCAAACTCTCTTGGTGTGTATCCGTTTTTCACTTTGTTCCTTTAAATTAGTATGCTCACAAGCTCTGCTGGTGTGCATTCTTTTGGTTCTTTATCTATACCAAACATAGCTAGTTTGGTTTCAGTTGGTAAGAAGTGTTGTAGTTTCTTAAATGCTTTAGTTGTTCCCTCCATTCCTGCTTCATCTGGATCTAGCCAAATACATACTGTGTCGAACTCAAGCTCATAAATTTGAGCTAGTGTTCTATCCGAGATAGTTGTTCTTAGTAACGCTACAGAGCTAAGCCCTGTGTTTTTGTGTACTCTGTATGCACTGAGATAGTCTTCGCAGACTACCAATGTCTTACCTGATGTGTGGAACCAGCTTGCATCTCCTTTAGAGCTGCTGCTGTTGTAGTACGTGATGTACTTTGGTTCTGCTTTGAGATTGCGTATCTGCCAGCCTATCGGCTGTTGTTCTGGGTTGTAGAGGGTCAAGGCTACTTTGTGCCTTTCCCCTTCTATGCCGTGGAAGTGCCTGTCTTCTGCGTTGCAGAAGTTGCTGCGCAGCCACACCATACCTTCGGTTGTTAGAGCCGCTAAGCGCGGCTTTGTGGCTGCTGTTGTTGTGGTTGCTTTCTTGTTCACCCAGGTAGACAATCGGTCTTGGGATAGTCCGTCTGAAGCAAAGCCAGACTCAGAGCAATGGTGGCAATAAGCCACTAATCCCTTATCTGTACGCTTGATGTACAGCCTACGCTTAGTATCCTCACCTGCTGAACATCCAGTGTGATTGACATGGATCTGCTGTCCCATGTTACTAGGAGCATTTGCTAGGATTAGTTTGCGATCAATCATGTATTTCTTTAAAGCACAAAATAGATAACTCTCCCCTAGAGGAGAGCTATGTGGTTTTATGTTTTAGTTTTCGGAGGTGCCATATACCTTAGCAAAAAGCTCGCCAGCAACTTTACGTTGTGTGTCGTTCAATTTGTTGAGGTATACAAGTGTGAATGCTGATTTCAGAGTAGCACCGACACTTACTTTTCTACAGATACCAAACAAGGTACGTGGTGAAACAGTCAAACTGAATTGACCTGATTTATATCCCTGACGGATAAGATTTGCTAATTTAACAAGTTCCTTAGCTGCTTTACCAGTAACTGTTGTTGGATACTTAGATGTGATGATCTTCTCTTCCACTGCTGCTGGTAGATAGTCAACGAATACTGCTGTACCAAACCTATCAAGAGTTGCTGAGTTCTGTACGTTAGTACCTGCATGAGCACCTGTGTCATCACCCTGACCTTGTGTGTTACCAATAGCAACAAGTCTGAAGTCCTTATGAGGAATGATTTGCTTATCTTTGGTACTACCTGGCATCTCCTTCAAGAAAAGCTTGCCATCGTCCTCTAAGAGCCACTGTAGACCCATTGAGATCTCTGGAGGAGTTACGTCCCACTCATCCCATGCAAACACAGCACCATACTTGACTGCTTCTGTTGCTGCACCATCTACCCAGATTGTTGAACCATCCTTAGCTGTTAGCTGACCAAAAATCATTGAGGAATCCATATCCCCAGTGCAATTAACCCGAACAAAAGGACGATAAGTACGAGCACACAACTGCTCAATAAGACTAGATTTACCAGCCCCTGTAGGACCGTAGCAAAGTACTTTCTCATTTAACTCCCATGCTTGAAGAATGTCAGATGCAAGTTTTGGATCAATGACATAGGTTGAATTGATACTAGGAACAAATGCAGCTATACGCTCATCCCAATCAGATTCTTGGAACACTGTGATTCCAAAATCGTGGTCAACTGGCTGACCGATAACCTCAGAGAGGTAGACTTGATTAGGTTTGAGGGCTGAGTGTGGTGCAGATGCCATAAGTTCTTTAGGATCATCAATGGTTGTTTCACATGAAACATCTGTCGATGCCTCTGTTGTTTTTGGTGGCCTACGTTTGTCAAGAGCTTCTTTCAAAGCTTTCTTAACAAGATCTTCCACCTTTGGTGATGGTGGTTTTACGGGACTTGTCATTTAAGAATTTTCCTTTCTATTAACTCAATTAACTTGCTTGGGATTTCATTTGGTTCTCTGACAACACTGTTAGCTTGGTAGTAATACGTAACTGCATCACTACATAAACCTAAACCGTATATGTCAATAGACTTTGATGCTTCTATCTCTTTGATTACTTTACGAGTAAAGTTTTCTAAGCCACACGATGACTTAGATGCTGCTGGTGAACCATCAGACATCACAATCAATAGCTTCTTTTTCTCTTTGCGTTTGTTCAAACGATCATAAGCCCACAAAATATTCTCACCATCGGGGTTACCAACCATAAACCCACTACTGAGAGCAAAATATTCTTTAAGGCTATCATCGTTTACCCTTAGATCATTGAAGCCTTTGTAGATAAACATGAGTGGTTTAGGCTCTGAGTACCCACCGCTACCATCAGTAAAGCCAAGAATCTCTAGCGGTATGTTTAGTGTTGAACAAACTTCGTTAACAAGCAATGTAGAAGCCAAAGCGTTTAACACTTTGTCTCCACCCATTGAACCAGACATGTCTACCAATACTGTGATAGCAGCATCCAGTGTTTTGTTATCTATCTTGTTTTTAAACACACGCTCATTGAACCCTGGTGCATTGAAACAGATGCGAGACAGTCGAGACTGATCTAGCTTTCCTTTCTTAACACCATATTGAGTCTGAGACTTAGCTCTGATCTGAATGAGTCTACGTACTTGCTGTGCAAAGTTTTCTTGTGATACAAGATTTGGAGTTATCCGCTTCTCGTACTCTTGCAAGAAATTTCTTCTATAACTACTAGCTTCAAAGTACTTGTCTTCACCCTTTTTACGAGGGTAATCAACAATAATAAACTCTGAATAGTCTGTCATGTCCCACTCACCTGTAGAGCCAGTTGGAGCAAAGTTAACGCCTGTCTTACTCATCTCTGAGCCTTCTTCAGGCATTGACATTGAGAATGCTTCTATGTCCCCAGGTGTGAGAATAATGTCAATGACTTTGTACTCTGTAGCTGGGTCTGTAGCTTCTTTACCATCAGACTTACTAGCTTCAGTAACTTCACCAGTTGCTTTTCCATCAGCTTTCTCTGTAGTCTTACCATCCATCTTGCCATCACCGCTACCTTCTTTGGGTTTAGCTGGTATAGGTAGTTCTTTGGGACATTGGTCACCAAGTTCTTTGAGGATGTCTTCTGCTAGTTTGTACGTAGCTTCTGTACCTATCTTCTTATCCAGTATCGAATGACAATGAACAAGACGATCAGAGAAGTTATTAAGAACATCCATTACCTTTTTATTGGGAGTTATTAACGATGCAGCAAGTTCTATCTTAGGAAAACTACTTGCTGTTAGATCAGCTTCCCAACACATCATGGCTGTAGTGAGCTTTGCGATGGCTGATGTGTTTTTACTAGCACGAACAAGGATTTGTTCTACTAGCATTGAACTACAGTCATCCCAATTTTCTCTAAAACCCTGATATTCCTTAGCTTCTATGACATTGATACGAGAATCTTCTAAGAAGTTCCACACAAACATCAAGATGCCTTTAGGATTAAGGTCTTTGCTCTTAAGAACATCAAAGCTGCTAAAGCGATCATGTGCGACCTCATGGTCAACAGATGCCATTAGCTGCTGTAGTTCTATGTCAGTGGTCTTATGAGTGATCCTAGGCAGATAGATGGTTTTACCATCATGTCTAGGCTCATTAGCGTCTTCAAATACTATAGATATACCAGCCCTACCTGCACTGGCTCTAACGTATTTCTG